GCAGTCCGTCTGACACGTTCGCCAAGCAACCAGGAGGAGGAGTCCATGTACCCCCAAGACCCCGACCCGAGCGTCGCTCAGCAAATCCAGATGGCCACCCGGACGGCCGCGCTGACCGTCGCCGCCCAGATGGTACCGAAAGGCGCGACACTGCCCTACCTGACCATGACCGCCGACCGGCTAGCGGAATACATCCTGACTGGCAAGCTGCCAGCAATGCCCCGACCGCCGGCCGGTGGGTGGGGGGAGTGATGGACCCCAACGAGACCCTGCGGATGCTGCGCGCACTGACGGCCACCATCCTGCTCCTGTCCAGCCCTGACCCGTTGGCCCTTCAGATGGCCGAGCTGGTCGATGACCTGGACGAGTGGCTGACCCGAGGTGACTTCCTGCCGGACTCCTGGGCACCTTCCACAACTCACGCTTGACACTCTCGTCAAGCTGATGTAGGGTCATCTCATACACATCGAGGAGGCCACCACAGTGAAGAAGATCCAGGACTACACGGACCAGCAGGCCACCGACGAAGCCGTTCTCTTGCTCACCCGCAAGCTCGGTCGCATGTTCCCGGCGCAGTACGCGGCGCTCATGTTGCAGATGTCGGAAGGCGCCCGTGAGGCGTTGCACTTCGCGGACCTTCGGGCCGACAAACTGCGATCCCTGGACCGGCAGGACGAGATCACCCGCAACTACGTCAGCAAATACGAGACGACGGACGACGAGTGATGCGAATTAAGGCCAGCACCAACGGGACCTTCCACCTGACCCGGGACGGCAAGATCCAGATCTGCGGACAGTCCCGGCGCCAGAACTACAACCTTTGCGACGTGCCCGCCGACTTCGACTGGAAGAAGTACAACCCCATCGACTACCCCCTGCTGTACTGCAAGAAGTGCGGCAGCTCTGATCTTCGCTGGCACGAGGTCTACAAGACCATGAGAGAGAGGCACTGACATGCTGAAGGCATTCGACCTGACCACCGGGGCAGAGATCATGGTGGGTGACACCGTCAACTATCGCGGCGGCTCCGGCACTCTCGCCCATATCGAGCGAGCCAACGACTCCGGCCACGACGGCAAGGTGCGGGTCACCGACTCGCACGCCGCGTACGCCCGCGTGTTCAATCTTCGGGTAGAGGATGTGGACTGATGTGTAACGAAGTCGCGTACTGTGCTGCGGTCAAGCGCGGCGAGCTGTGCCCCAAGGAGGCACCGATACACACGTACATCTACGCCCTACACGCTCCGGGCGAGCGCCACATGCTCCTCTATGCCGACGCCCTCACCTCCCGCGTCAAGGCCATCGAGCTGGCTCAGGCCAGCGGCTCCAACGGTCCGTGGTCCTGGACAGACGTTGGACTTGACCGCGACGAGCCCGGCCGACTGCTCGATGGTAACAACCACTACACCGGGTACGCCGTCCGAGCGCGGGTGCTGTTGTGAGCACGGCCGATCAGACCCTGCATGAGCAACTTGACGCACTGTCAAAGGCGATTCGCAGCACGTTGAAGCCGTGGTGTCACGACTCGCTCATTCACATACTTGAAATGCTGTCAACAGGCGACGGCATCGACGGCACGTACTACCGTCGCGGCGCCGTCCGCCGTTGGCTCAAAGATCAGGACCAGTTGTGGCTGCACCATGAAAATGAGGACTGAGAGGTCTCAGTGGACAGCAACCGAGCCAAAGAACTACATGCAAACGGCGTACACGTCGAATGCAAATACCCCAGTCGTAAAACTGGCGGAGCAGTGGGCATCAAGCCCAGGTATCAAGACGGTGGTATGGCAAGTTGCTGCTTGCGCGCTGGCACAGTAGAAGACCTGCATACTCATGAATTCGACGGCCCACTATGGAATACATGTGGATGCCTTGAGTTGGGATCATGAATAAATCCGAGTACACCTTTCAGGGCAGCACCTCCGGAGAGCCGAGGCCCCCAGTGAACAGCCAGAGGTACCCCACGCCGGCTCATCACCCTCTGGTGCGCGAGGAGATCGGGAACGCGGTGACCCGGTTCTACGGTCGAGCGCTCGTGGTTCTCGGGCCGCAGCACGAGGCCACGCCGAGCTACATCACGAACTGGTACGCCGAGGAGTTGCTGTCCCCGGTGTCGACGGACGCCAAGCGGGTCGCGCAGGAGATCCACAAGATGCTGGTCGACAGTCCCGACTTCGACTGGTGGGGCACGCACCTCGGTCGCGCCTGCGCATGGCACATCGGGTACGGCCACGTATTGGTACCGCGCGAAGCGGTCGCCGCCATCCTGGGAGTGACCCGTCAGTGGGTGCACCAGCTCAGCGAGCGCAAGAAGAACTCCGGGATGGCCGGCACCTTCGGCTGCCTGGAGGTACGTGACCTGTTGCGCGACCGGTGGGACCGGATCCAGGACCGCGAGATGGAGCAGGTCGCGGAGCGAGGAGACGTACGGCACCACAGCCACGTCTGAGCGCACGACAGCGCCCCCCTCGGGATGAGATCGAGGGGGGCGCTGTCGTGCTGGTCGAATGCTCTAGATCGAGCCCTCGGGCGCGAAGTTCGTACCCACGGGTGCCGCGCCGCCGTCGACCGCCGGGGACGAGGCGCTGGCCTGGTTGGTCGGACTCGGGGCCGGCTGCTCCGACGGGTCGATGGCGTCCAGGGAGTCCTTCACGCCGCCCAGGTCGGTCTTCACGGTGGAGACCTTGTCGGCCGCCGTGCGCAGCCGGTCCAGGTCGCCGTTCAGCTCGGCCACCTGCTGGTCGGTCAGGACGGTACCGGCCGGCGGGATGCGGCCCGCAAGCGCGTCCACCGCGTCCTTCACCTCGGTCTCGGCCTCGCCGAGCGCGGCCACGCCGTCTTCGATCGCCTGTACGACCGTGTCCACGTCTTCCACAATTCCCATGATCCAGTCCACCTTTCGCTCGATACGCCCGAGGGTGGCGAGCATCGAGCGTACCGCGAACCAGATGTCCAGCAGCTTCCGCACGCCGTCTCCTCTCCCTTGTCGGTGAGGAGCGTACCCGGTCAACAGGGGCAGTGTTTGACGCGGGAGTTCTCGACGTTCGGTCGATGTCCGGTTGCCCGAACCTCCAGGTTCGCGCACAGCCCCTTGGGGTTCCTGGGGTAGTACTTGCGGAGGTGATCGACGCACCGGCAGAACGCGCACGGCACAGCCCACTGAATCTTGGCCGCCCCTTCGCCGTGCGCCCAATACTCCATCAGCTTCTCGGTCGACGCCGGGTGCAGCACCGTGCCGGCCGAGGCGAACTCGGCCGGCCAGTGCTGCCCCATGTCTCCCCGCGCGATCGCGGCGAGCTGGTCGAGCAGCTCGCCGACGGTCGTCATCGGATCCGTCCCCTACGCGTTCGCGGTGACAAGCGGGCGCACGTGCCCGCCGCCGTTGCGCGCCACGTACAGCTCGGCCTCGCCCCGGCTGGCGAAGACACGGGGCTCAGCGCCCGGACTGGCCGGGGTCGCCTCGAACTCCTCGCGCCCGATTGCCGAGCTGACCTGCTGGTTCCCGCAACCGCATCCCATGGTCTGTCTCTCCCTCTACCTGGACCTGACAACTTGAGCGGCAGCCAGGGCGGCACGCCGCCGGGTCAGCCCGGCGGCGTCGGCACTCGCCGACTGGATGGACGCGACCAGGGTAGCCGCAGCCTCTGACCTTCTCGTACGTCCCTGCTGTTCGGTCATCTCCCGCACGACAGCCCGCGCCACACGTGTCGCCATCTCGTCCACCTCGGAGCCGTCCTGCTCGCGCTCCTGCTCTGGCGACAGCACGAGCCCCGCCGCCGTCAGGGTGCCCATCACCATGCCGCCCTCGGGCGCGCCAGAGGCGACCATGGACACCTGGGCCACCGGGAACCCGGGGGAGTTGACGGCCAGCACGTGGACCATCTCCAGGGCACCCCCGATCCGGCGCCAGTCCCCCGACGGCGGGTGCCGCCGGAACGCATCCTCCATCGGGGTGTTCCGGAACTCGGGCAGCACCCGGCCAGACACCCAGATGCCGTGCTTGCCATCGACCGCGCGCACCTCGGCTACGGCCGTGCTCGCGTCGTCGTAGTGAGCTGTCGCCGCCTGGAAGCCCAGGCCGATGTTCGCGTGGCCACCGCCGATCGACATGCGGCCCACACGAACGTCTCCGTCGTCAGCCGTGAGCACGGAGCCCGTGTGGTAGTAGGCGTACCCGGTCCTGCTCTTGGGTGCCCGGACGCACTGGTTCGCGTACCCGGTGTGGCAGGTCTTCCAGTCGGCGACGTGCCCGTACACCTCGCCGTCGGGGGTCACGGTCAGTGGTGTGCGCTGCGCCGCCTCCGGGCGTCGGAACAACGCTGCCGGCGGACGATCGGGAACAGCCTC